CGATCTATCTTCCGCATCTCTTCTTCGTGCTGCTTGTCTATGTCTTCAGACATTACTGAGGGTTCCATGATATTACAACTTGTCCGCCCGGAGAACCAACGGAAATCGGGAATGAGCCTCCGGGGGTGACCGGCTGTGCGTTAAAAGTCGTCGGATTTGGCGACGTGCCGGGATTGCCCGGATTAGCTGGTGCGGCCACGTTCCCTCTACCGCCACCACCGCCACCGCCTCCAAACGTACCAAAGGTAGTCGCCTGTCCTGCGCCTCCGCCTCCACCACCTGCACGCGTGGCATTGCCCGGATTACCGCCACCGGTGTGGGTACCCCCCTGCCCACCGCCCGGAGTACCCCCGGCGCGAGGGCCGGTATCGCCCGGCGAACCGCTGTTACATTCACCAGCGCCGCCGCCACCGTAAGCACCAAAAGCAGCATTGAAGGCGTTACCCCCGAAGCCGCCACCGTTACCGGCACCGCCACCGCTCCCGTAAGTCCCGCAAAAGCAATTAAATATGCATCCACCACACGGGAAAGTTCCAATATTACCGCCCCCACCGCCATTACCACCGGAACCTTGTGTCCCAGCGGTGCCGCCATTGCCTGCGGAACCACCGGAGAACGTGCGGTTTAAGCCTGTTGATGGATTTCCACTGGTGCCGGAGTTGCCGGGGTTTCCCGAAGCACCTGATGTACCTGAACTCCCCGGATTTCCGCCAGAAGGGCCGGAATTGCCGCCGAGGGCAGGAGGGCTGCCGCCACCATTACCGCCGGTACCACCAAAAGTATAAAAGCAGTTGCCATTGGTTGTTCTAACACCACCACCGGCGCCGGCGCCGCCACCTTTTGCGGGGGCTGGAGGTGAACCGGGAGATGGATTACCGGCATTACCGGCGTTGCCGTTTCCGCCCTTTCCGGTGATATTTACTGACGAGACGCCAACCGGCACCGTAAACGTGCCCGGCGAGTTAAACGTCTGCGTGCCGCCGGGGACAACCGACTTGCCCCCGAACAACGCAACTTTAGGTGTCCCGATAGGCATTACGACCTCCAAACACTAGGATAACCCGCACCGGAGCGTTTGTCCCACTCATACTCGGTAAACGGACCATTCTTGTCCACATAGTGTAGCATAAACTGGGCGTTCACTCTAGAGCGCGTCATCTTGCTGCGCCAATGATGCACCTCGCAGCCTTTGTATATCACAGCATCGCCGGGGTTGAGCGTAACTTTAGTGGGCTCGGCATCTCCGTCTTGCATCCAGATTGGCCACGGCTCGCCGTCGCAAGCGACGTTCACCGTGACGGAATACTCGCACGACGGTCGATCTACGTGCCGCTCAAGCTCATCGCCCTCAACGTACACCCGGCTGTAGGAATACGTTGGCAGTAGCTCTTTACCAACCACCGCTTCCACGGCCCCCCGGCTATCTACCAACATAACTTCCGTCAGAGGATCGGCGTATCGCGCGTACTTACTAGGGTCGTCTGGCAACGGGCCGCCACCTCGATCTGTGTACAGCGCACCCCTTAGCGCATACTCCATGTACCGAGATATAACAGACGCATCTGCCTCCGATATGAGGTTACGCACGACCGCATATTTGCGCTCGCCAAACTGCGCCGCCTCGTCACTCATAGTAGAACCACCCCGTAACGATATACTTGCTCTGGCTACCCAGAACCGTATTCCCTCGGTGCGCATGGGTGAATGCTGCGGGCCACAACACCATAGTGTTGGCCTCTGGGCTAATCCGGCGACGTTGGTACAGGAACTCCGTTTCGCCGCCGTCGTTCTCTCCCAGCGAGTTAAGATACAGCATGTAGACCAGCACGCGTTCGGCGTGGTTGCCGTTACCCTGTTCGCCGTGCCAGACGTGATAGCCACCGCCGGGATCGGTGCGTTGCATCTTCATGGCCGTACCGTGGATGCGCCCTTGGCCAAGAACGGAAAACTGAGCGGTGTAGTCGTCATAACACGCCTGCAAACCCTTGAAGAACATATCGGTCGCGGACTTGTCCTCAAACGGCGCGACGACGTGGACGCCCATGTTCAACCCAAGCTGCAAGTCATCTTTGGTGTGACGCGCAGCACCTTCGCCGTTTTGTCTGTTAGTTCCAGCGCCGCTCTGCGTCAGCCGTTCGAACTCGTCGATAAGGTGCTGACAATACCCATCCGGATACAAATCCCGATATATGCCAATGAAATCTTCTTGGTTGCTGCTCATCGGAACGGAGGTCCTGATACCCACGCAACCAGCGACTGGCGCGTGCCCTGTGTAACGGGTGTGACTTGATGGAGCATGTAGGCTGGAAACGCCGTAATAAACCCGCGCTCCTTGCGAACCGTGGTAGGGTTTGCACTGCTCATGACTTGTAGGTTGCCACCCTCATACTCGTTAGGGTCGCTTAGTTGTACCACGAGGCTTAACTTGCGGCTGATTCCTACTTTATCGCCGCCGTAGTCTTGATGCCAACCGTACATACCATTGTCGGTGCCATCGTAGTGGGTAAGCTGAAGTGCTTCGCCAAACCCCGTTAGATCAAATCCAAAATACTGAGCGTTGAGGGAGGAAGCGACATCTGCAAGGACATTGTAAACCCAAGCGTTGTCGGCGGATTTGTGCAACCAAGACACTTGCGACCGGCGAATGTTGTTTAGTGTGTCTTGGTCCGGGTTTCCGCCGACCTGCGCTTGCTGCGTAGCCTGCTTTGCCTGCTGCTGGAGCCAGTTTAGCTGCTCGTTTGTAAACGCCTTCTCCCACCATGCGAACGGCTCAAGAGGTACGGCGTAGGGTGTCAGCAGGTGCTGCATGGACGGTCTCGATGGGCTATGATGAAGTGCAGGCTGCGTGTCGGCGTCTCGGCGCTCCCACTGACAAGCTGGTGCTGCATCCATGAGTTTGCGAAGAGGACAGTCCCCGACTGGACGTTGTTGAAGTGGATGCTGTTCGTGGCGTTCGTCACCTCGTCGCTGGGCGCAAAGTCCAACTCAATCATCGCCTTGTTCATCCGGGTGTCGTGGTACACCGGGTACGCGCCCCCTTGGGGTGTATCGACAAACATCCATCCGCAGACCTGACTGTTCTTATGGACGTGGACATTGGTACCGCTTTTTGCCCCGGTTTCTTGCACCCACAGCCCAGCGAGGTAGAAGTCGTAACGCTCGACTGCGTAGCCTTGCTCGCGGAGCAGTTCGACCCCGGATAACAGTAGATAGTCTGCAACGCGCCGAAACGCCGGGTCGCGTCCGACATCGCCGGTCTGGCACATCGGATGGTCGGGATGGCGGAAGCTATCCAGATGCTGAAGGCAGGCGGGCCCTACTTCTTCAACAAGGTCAGGCCGCTCATCCCGGTAAACGATAGCCGGGAAGTAAGCGAAACCCTGCATTACGCACCTAGTTGCGCGGCAAGCTCATTGGCAAATGTGACGATAGCGGCGGCGGTGACCACTGCCTCATCAACGGGCTTATTGCGGGCGTTCTCGACGAGAGTTTCCTTCGCCATCCGCAGCAGTTCCAGTTTGGCGCGGCGGTTTTCCATGTCCTTTTCGTGATCGCGGCGAGCGGTTTCACGAGCGGCTTCGGCGGCCTGCTGACTAGCCAACTCAAGCGCCCTTTGCGCCTGCATTTCTTCTGTTAAAGCCATTAGGTGCTCCTCCTATTAAGCCTTCACATCTTTCATGACGATATTGCCGTAATACGTCGTCCCGTTGTCTGGGGTAAAGAACGCCCAGATGTCAACTGCGTTTGCGGTAGTCGTGCGAGACAGAGATGAAGCGCCTCCGGGGAAGCGGAACGCGCCACCTGCCCACGCCACCGTGCGCCCAGCCGTTGCATCGTTGGTCAAGATGAGCGTGAAAGACGAGCCACGGTTCGAGTTGGCGTTAGAGTTCGTCAACGTGAAGGTGCAGTTACCCGTCAGCGTTGCCGAAAAGACGTTCCCCTGCCGCAAGTCGATGCTTGTGGCCGTGCCTGAGTTACCTAGCGCAACAACTCGGTCGGAATAGATTGCCTCAAGATAGCCAACACTGGTAACGCGAAACCGCTCAGTGCCGTCCGTGGATAAGGCAAGCGTATTGGCCCCCGGCGACCACAGGCCAGTATCAGCGTCGCTTGAAAAAACATACGCAGGAGCACCTGCGCTACCCGTAGACGATGTGACGTTTGTCGCCGTGGCCGCGCCGATATTCGGAGTGGTCAGAACTGGAGACGTAGCCAGAACAACAGCGCCGCTGCCGGTTGAGGTCGTGCCACCCGTGCCGCCGTTAGCTACCGCCAAAGTACCAGCGAGTGTGATTGTCCCAGACGTAGTGATCGGACCACCTGAAGTGGTGAGACCGGTAGAACCCCCACTTACAGCAACGCTCGTAACCGTACCCGTGAAGGCGTCGTTGGAGGCGATGTTGAAGTTAGGGTACGTACCAGTGATCGTCGTCGTGCCGCTGCCCGTCAGCGAGACCGTTTGGTCCGGGGCGGTGTTGGCAATTGTGATTGACCCGTCACCGTTGGTGACACTGATGCCCGTGCTCGCAGTAATCGTAGCCTTAGCCAGCGAGCCATCGGAAGTCTTACCGATCAGGAGTTGCCCGTCAGTGTAGGTCGTTTGCCCTGTGCCGCCAGCAGCCGTGGGGAGCGTACCCGCCGTCAGCGTATTGGTGCCCGACGAGAAGAGCGCGCGGTTAGTAGCGCCAAAGGTCGTTAGACCCGTACCGCCTAGCGTCGTAGCCACAGGTGTGGTGAGGCTGAATACCGTGCCGGTAAGTGTGAGCCCTGTGCCAGCCGAGTAAATCTGCGCCGACGATATCTCCGCAAAGGTGATGTTTGTCGTGCCGAACGTAATGGTCCCGACGGTGTTGCAGGTGTAAGTAGTACCCGCGCCAGTCGTGCCCTGTTGGACAAAAACAGTCGAGCCTTCGCTCAGACCGTCTGGGCTAGCGCTGACGAAAGTGTCCGCATCACTGGCGCGCGTCAATATCCAGTTGGTCGAGACCGAACCCACATCGGTCACAACGTAGATGCCGTTCTGCGTCTGTGTCGTCTGCTGGTAAATTAAGACGCGGTCAGCGACACTGAGCGTCACACCATCAATAACCAGCGCAGCTTGAGTGCCAGCATTGGTTAGGGTAGCGCCAACTCCGGCAGTGCCGTTAGCGTACGTCGCGTTCAGGTTGGCCGGTGCCTCGACCCGTACCGGCTGGTGGAAGTGAATACCGGTTGAGGCTACTGTATCTACATACTGCTTGGTTGCTGCCTGCAATGCCAGCGTCGGGTCTTGGGTCAGCGTAACCGAGGTCAGACCAGCAAGAGTTGCAGATGTAGCGCCGAGGGCCACGGCTGTGGTGCCGATGGTAACCGAACTGTTGCTCAGCGCAGCGTTGGGGATTGCAGAGAAGTTCGTACCTGTAAGCGTCGGGGTCGTGGAGAACGTCGGTGGGTTACCGCCAACAAGGACACCAGAAGCCGATGCAAGGAACGCCGTGGTGTTAGCCGCCGTCTGGTAAGGGACAGAGCCCGCAGCGCCAGCAGCTAGGTTAGTAGCCCGCGTAGCCGTCGCCGCATTACCTGTGATGTCGATGTTGACGTTGCCAGCCGCATCTTCGTTGACCGACTTTTCAGACGGGTAGGTGACGAAGACCGTCTTCTCGCCTGCGCTAAAGTTTATTAGGCTAGTGCCAGTGCTGGACGACAGCACGGTATCCCGGCTCAGGGTTGTACCCACCGCCGTGTAAGTGCCGATACCGACTTCCCACTGAGACCCGCCAGTGATGGTGTAGTAGGTGGTGTTACCGTTGCCAATAGCCGCACCAAATGACTGAAAGCCGGTGGGTGGCGTGCCCGCAAGTGTAACCGCCCCCGTACCAGTCGTGGTCGTTACGTCTTGTACACGATCTGCAAGGACAAGCGCCATTACTACCTCACATCAGGTTTCGGAGCTTGTAGATCGTCGTGAGATAAACTTCCGTCACCCCGTCAACGAGGTTGGCTACCGCCCGGTTGCCCTTGCAGATAGCCTCATGGTTTTTCTCGATCCACTCAGCGTCTTCGATCAAAATAAGCAGGATGTCATCCGCCTTGGTTTTGGGGGCTTTGACGGCCCCTACCAGTTCAAATGCACCCTGATACGCCTCGACGAGCTTGTCGATGGCGTCGATCACCTCGTCGTAGAACTTGCCGAGTGCCTTATGCCGCGCGTACGCACCGACCCCATTGGCAGTCCAATGTTCGAAATGCGCCACGTTGCGAGCATAAAACACTCGGCTGATAAGTTCTTCGATCATTAAGCAATCCGGATGATGGCCGTGGTGTTAGTGGCAGTCGGGAAGATGATGGTGAAGTCACCCGCCGTTGCCGTCTTGTCCGAACCAAAATCCAGCACCGCAACCGCAGCGTTCGTCAGCGCCGTGTTGGCGTTCGAGTTAGCCGAAGGCGTGGTGTTATAGATCAGCGCGCCGCGAGCCGTGATGGTCGCGTTGGTGAAGGTAAGGTCACCGAAGTCAACAAAGCCCGTGCCGGTTTCGGCGTTGGTGTTGACCGCCGTTGCACCGAGGTTGGTCAGCGAACCGCCGCCAGCGGTGTAGTTGGTGCCCGACGACGAAACTTCGTTCGATGAGGTGTACGTCGTGGTGTTCGCATCAAGCGAAGCAGTGGACGAGTACAGCGCCAGCTTGAAGGTATCCGCACCTGTGTCGCCCGAGGGGCGGAAGTCGTGCACACCGAGCATAAGCTGAGCTTTGAAGCTGGTGCACATTGCCTGCGTAATAGCCAATGTAGGTCTCCTTAACTGTCTAAGATGGGGATGAACTCTGAGTGCCCGGCCTTGTGAAATTTGTTCACCAGAGTCACGTTATGGGACCGGACAGCCTCGTGCATATAATAGACGAGCACTTGGCGGATGGAGTCCTTGAACGCCTCCGCTTGGTCCCTGATAGCCGGGTGTGCGTTGCCCCCAACATAGATGATCTTGTCGAGAGCACGTTCAGCAATCTCTTCGGGCGTGAAGCCACGGCCTTGCGTGGTCATCACCATCACGTCGCCGCCCAGCATTGTTCCTACAGAGTCAATCATATCACCTCACCGGGTACCGCACTTGGGGTGTGCGGTACATGTCTTGGCGATTCTTCCCTTCGCCAAGCTGCTTGAGCATAGCCAATGCTTCGTCGTACCGCTTCTGGTATCCGGCGATTACATCAGCTTCACCCTTCATGAACGTATACGCTTCTAGCAGCGCGCCGTAAAGGAGCACGGACTCGAAGTTGTCCCCAAGCCACGACGTACCCGCAGTCACAATCGACGGCGGGTAGTAGAAGTAGTGGAGTTCTACGCTGTAATTTTGGTCGGGGGTGGGCCCGAGGATGAAGGAGTCCACGTCAAAATAGGCGTAGTACGTCGGCGGCCCAGTCACGTTCGGGTTGGGGAACGCAGCACGGATGAAGCTGACGTCCTTGTTCAGGAGGTACTCGTAAGCCCCCGTGTTGGGGTCAATTAGCGCCATCGAGAAGGTAGAAAGCCAGTCCGAGGGGACCGAGAGATACTTGTTGGTAGCGGTGCAGTTGCCCGTCACGTTCTTGCGCAGGTCAAGAAGCTGGACCGTGTTGAAGATACGCTCTTCGGCGTTGACGATAAACGTGTCGATCTGCTCAGTCGAAGTGAGTCCACCCGACCCCACCGTGTCCGGGAAGTCGTTTTCGGTGTAACCCTTAATGGTCTCGACAAGCTGAGCGTAGTTCATTAGCCAAGCTTCTTGCTGCTATTCGTACCTTTGGTAGCCGCACCGGTCCCACGCGTCTTCACGGTCTGGGTGTTAGGTACGTTGTTCGGATAGCCACTGTTGCCCAGCGGATTGTGGGCAGGTTTGGGTTGGTTATATTCAGCCATTTTTATTGACCTTTCCCATATCCTTGATCGGCTTCTTACCGCTCTTTTGGTTCGCAACCTTAGCAAGGTTACGTCCGAGCTTCAGCATCTGGTCGTTAGTCTTACCACCCTTAGCCATGTCAATTCTCCGTCGTCTGAATAGTCACGGTACCGACCTGACCATTACCTACTAATGTATCAGGAAGACCCCACAAACCCAAGGGGTTTTGAAAACCCACAGGGTCCCACCCCCAGTGAATGACGCGGCTACCCTGCGAAGGGGTACCAAACGCGTCTACATCCTCAGTCGGCAACGTGTTTGGCTGCGTCCGAATACCCGTCAAACCAGCCTGCCAGAAGGTCGTATCGGGGCGTGGGTTACGGATAGCCTGTGGGTCATCCACCGGGTACATGCCAAGTTGAAGCTGCGGCTGATCCGGCTCCCAGCACGTGGGGCACACAAGGATGTTGACGTTCTTCGTCTTGATGACGAGCGACCTCAGTTCCTTTAGCTTGTAGCGAAAACCGCAGCGGTCACACTGCGAAATCGCGTACTTACCAGAGGCGAACCGGTTAGGCACTTATATCCTCTCTCACTACCGAAGCCGTCTTCATCGACGCCCGGATGTCTCTGAGTTTTTGCCCAATCTCCATACGCCGGTTATGGACCTCGTCAGGCAGGGGGTTATAGGGACCCGCATATTTCCTACCGTCCGCTGACGTAAGTGGGTACTGGAGCGCTAACTCTACTTGCTCCTTCTTCACTACCACATAAGGAGCTATGACTTCAAGGAACGCTATCGCATCTTTACTGCGTACCCGCCATATGTAGCATACAGAGTTGTTCATGTTGCGTCGGCGGCTCTGGGTTATCGCTGCTATATTACCGCCAAATTGCTCCTTAATCAGCCTAAGGCATGGAGTAGACGTCTGAGTAATCGACACAGTTAACAAGTTACGTACCCCACGCCGGGTGTTTTTATTTTTGGCTATCTCAACAAAAACAGAGCCTTCGCCGTCAAAAAACCCCGCAACCCACACGATAAAAAGCAGGCCGGTGAGCACGACGCCTACTTAGTAGAACATCTGACGCGGCGCTAGGCGCAGCGGTGCTTTTTCGCGGTCCTCGTCTGCGGCCTGCTCCCAAGCTTCGTCGTACATACCCTTGAGCATGACGGAGCGTTCGAGTGCTCCGGGGATTTTAAGCGAGAGATGGTACGCGAGCCCTGCAACCATGGCGGGCAACATACGGAACGGGATGTCTTGCGTGGTAACGCCTTCGCCCGCGTCTTGGATACGACGCAGCCGGAAGTACACGAACGTGTAGAAGTTGTTCTGGTCCGGAGCAGGCCACACGTTGATGTTCGGAGCTTGAACGCCCGAGGGGTTCTGCGCGCCTGACTGGCGGTTGATCCACACCTGAATAGGCCGACCCTGCGCGTTCTTGTTAGGGATCGTGAGGTAGGTATCGGCGCTGATACGGTTGATGTTGATGTCCGTCTGCCCTTGCTGTCCCGACTGAGTGCGGATGACGTGGTCGAACAGGTCGATGGTATCCACCGGCAGGTTGTAGGTAATCTGCCCCTGCACCATAGCGATCTGCCCCTGTTCGATGGTCCAGAGGTTGATGCCCTTGTTCGCCCACTCAATGGTCAGCAGGTTCAGGCTGCGCCGCGCCGTGCGAAAGTCATAGCCCGTACGCAGTTCAGCACCACAACGCTCAAAAGCCTCCTCAATGAGGAGGTTAACATCAAGATTGAACGATGTGGTACTGGATGTCGTCATTTACTTCCTCCGCGCCGCTTCCACGCGCTTGGGCTTACCGGCTGGCTGCCCTAGCTGTTTTTTCTGGGCGATGCGTTTGCGTTTTTCCGATGTAGTCATCTCCGACGACGTCTTGGGTGTCTTATCAGAAATACGTTTACTAGGTCTACAATAAGGTGTGCCGCGCTTCTCACCCGGCTGCCGCCCGCAGGCTTTACCCGTACGGACGTCCTTCCAGTCTTCTTGGAACCAGCGCTTAAGCGAA